AATGGAGACTTTAGGGAGCCGGTCGAGCCCGGATCGAATATCGGATGCCAGAATGTCGCCCCATTCCCCACCGACGTTTAGGGCCGCGTTTTGGAACGCTGGCACCATGTGCCTATCGGCTATTGTCCGCGAGGCTTGCCGTAGCTCTTTCGCGGCTTCTTTTCCTAGTTTGCGGAGGTCGCGCAGTAACGGGTTCAGTCCTTCGATGTAGGCATCGAATTGCTTAGCCATTACGCTAACTCCTCCATAATCGTGACGACCTCTCGGCCGCTAAGTTTCTTAACGTCTTCCATTGTCCAGCCGGTACGCACCGCTAGGCGTATCAGTAGTCTGCCGTGACTACCCTCTAAAAAGGTTCCACATCGTCCTTGAGAATATCGACTTTAACCCGGTTTTTGCGGGCCCACGATTTCACTGTTTTAAGGTCGCCTGGTTCTTTGTCCTCGAGGTAAAAGTAGGCGATTGTTAAGCGCATCGCCTGTTCGCTTGTGGGCCGGTTCCCGTTTAGTTCTTCATACATCATGAAGTCCACGGGCAGGGTTTCAACTTCTTTTGTTTCGTGATTATCAGACTCGATTTTTAGTCGTGGATACATAATGGGTTCCCCTTAGCCTTATGCCGTTGCGGCGAAAGTAACCGAGCCGGTGAATGATGTCGATACTGTGACTACACCGTCGGCCGGGTAGGTGAGGTCGGCGGATTCGATGAACATTGCTGCACCAGTCCACGTTCCCGACGCGGATTCGACTATGACCGCGACGGATGCGGCGCCGGCGATAGCGGTTTGCAGTGCCCCATACATGCCTGTGACTTCATCGAATAGGAAGTCGAGACTCATCGTCGAGTTCAGGTCGGTCTGGTCGAACGCGACCCCGGACAGGGTTTTAGTGCGGACGATGGTCGGTGTCGTGTTGATTGTTCCTGATGTGACTTGGTCCTCGTATTGTGTCCCACCGATTGACACGGTGAACACGGCTCCAGTTACTCCAATTGCGGGCATTAGTTATCCTTCTCTCATTTGTATTTGTACTTCGATTTCGGTTGTCATGACGGTCCCTTGTGATCCGAGGCTCATCAGTTGCGGCGCGTTCACACTTGCTACGTTCACGGATGCAGGTAGTGCGGCCAGTAGGACATCGAGGGCGTCTTCGGTTGTCGAGATTGCGACCGCGTTGACCCTGACGTTTACGTTAAGGAGTAGCCGCCACCGGACCGCGTAATTCAGGGTTGAGCCGATCCGGGTCGGTTGTACCCAAGGGGAGTCGGGGACGATGACAACGCTAGGGGTGACCGGGACCGTAGGAACCGTGTCGTAGATTTTGTACCCGAGCCCGGTCAAGCTCGTAACAATTAACTCCCGGGCTTCCGTGGTGAGCGCCATCAGCCGACCATCGTCGTCATCTGCTTATACGGTGCCAGTAGGACAGTGACCCGGGCCATGAGCGCCGAGTTAATCCGTGGGCTAGGGGTGAAGTCCACGCTAATAGATTCGCCCCCTGCCGCGTACGCGGATTGGTATGTCTCGACCGCGATGGTCATTGCCGCGATTTTTAGGGGTGCCGGTTCCGCTTCGAACGAAACAAGCGTGACTAGGTAACCGATCAAGACGCACGCCGAATTGGCATGCAAGTCGAGCACGAGACTGTCGGGTGTCTCGTACTCGATATCCAGATTATCGGCCAGTTCCTGACCGGTTACCAATGCCATATGACCTTCACTACCTTTCGGAGGTTGTTAGTTTCTTAGGCCACAACTTCGAGGGACACGATTCCGGCGGCCGTGTAAGGGGCGCTCACACCGTAACCGTAGATCGCGATGTCGCGGCCAAGGTTGGCTACGTTCTCCGCCGTGGCGAGGGCTGGACCGTCCTCGATCCAGGAGGCTGTCGCTGTGTTCGATACGAGGATCGCACCGGCTGCGAGGTTGCGGTCGTGAATGACGGGCAGGCCGGAGACGTTTACTCCGAGAGTGCCAGCGGTTGCCACGCCTGACACGTTCGAGACGGGGTAGGCCGATGGGAAAAACGTGGACCATCCGCCGATTTCTGCAAACACGTTGCTGGCGACGAGGACGAACTCTGCCCCGCGACCGGTTGCCGTTTCCACGGTGACCGATGCCTGGAATACTCCGGCGCGAAATTCTGCGCCTGTCGTGTCGCCAGCGAAGTTGTAGTTTTGTGGTGTGCTGGCTGCGAGCATTGCGTCGACGAATGCGTTATCTGTGATGAGGGCGTAGGACGCTACCATGATCCGATTGTGTGCGTCGAGGTAGGACGGGCTTGAGCGTTGGAGCAACTGGTAGGAAATATCGGAACCGGCTGCGAACGTCTGAAGGCTTGCCGTGCCCTTTTTGATGTCGATCCGAACGGAATTAACTTCGGTCTTTTCTGTGGTCTGCTGCTCAACAATGAGTGCTAGGTCACCGTCAAAGTATGGCCAAGCGAACTCCATGCCACTTGTTCCGGCTGATTCCACACCAAAAGCGGTGATTCCTGGTCTGCCAAGATCGACGATGTTCTTAACATCCAACATCCAGTTAGGAGGTAGGAGGCCGGGGTTGTTTGTGGTGATCTGGTCTGCGAGTGCGCGGGATTCTACTTCACCAGCGAGCACTGCTTTGGAGTATTCACCGAACGACCGGTAGGCACTCATTGGGTGCTGAGCCTCTGACGTGTATGCCTTAGCGGCAATGGTTTGTACTTCTTCGCGTAGTGCCTTGACTGCCTCGCGTGCTTCAATGTCCACCGAGTTAACCTCGGTCGACTCGGTTGTTTCTAACATTGTTGCTCCTTCTTCTTCTCTGATTGCGCTTACTCCAGCGTTGGAGTAGGCAGGGTAGGGGGTTAGTGAAACTTCGAGTAGGTTCGCGGCTGTGTGCTGTATCGCGTCACGGGCTTTGCTCATGATCGACTTCACGGGGTTAAACCCGACGGAAAGGCCCTTGATTGTTGAGGTACGGGCGAGTACGGCGGCATCGCGGCCTAGGGCCGTGTCCACTATTTCAAAGTCAATATAGAGGCCGTCTTCGCGGTTCTCGGCCCCGGTGATCTTGCCGACTGGTTCCCCATGCCGGTATGCCAAGGGCTTGCCGATCACGTTGGTTAGGTCGAATGAGCCAGGGGCAAAGGATTCGCGGACGCCACCGATCATGGTTTCGAAGTTGTATGGGACTGCCATGCCGTGACCTGACCCGACGATGTCGCCGGTTTTGTCTTCGCGTTCTTCGAAGATGACGACTGATTCCGTGTTGAGTTGTTTCACCGTAGGGCTCCATTCATGTTAAATACTCCGAGTGTTGGTAGGTCTAAAAGGTTTTGGGCTTCCTCCACACTAATAACGTCCAGCGGTAGGAGCTTCGTTATCACTTCGGCAAGGGCCGCTACGTCGTCACGCAAGAAGGCGGTCGTATCAAAGTCGATCACGTAACCGGTCGGGGTGACATCGGGCATCGATAGGCGTTGCGATACCAGATTCATCACTGGGCGTAGTGCCGTATCAACGAGATTTTTATATAAGTCCACCCTGTTTGAATACGTAAGGCTTGAACCTGGCACACCGGCCCCGACCCATATCGGATCCAAGTTCGCCAGGCGAGCAATAGCCACGGCCCCCATATTCTTAGCCTCAACGAGTTGGACGTCGCGGGCACTAAAGCCCATGACTTGAGCGTCGATCGTGTTGTTGAGATATGCGGTGCCACGGTTGGCGCGGGCTTCTTCCCATGCGTCGAGTAGGGCGTCGACCTGGTCAGCGGGGAGATCCGGGCCGGAGTTCTTGAGAGCGACTGTTGGGATGGGTGTTTCGGAATACATGAGGGTTGCGGCTTCTAGGGCTGCGGCCGTCGTAATCGCCGTGGCACCGTTGGCGAGCCATCCGCCTTCACCTGACCCGTAAAATTTGATTACGTCCCGGGTCGGTACCCGTCGGGCGAGATAATAAAAAGGGTCCGCCGGTGGTTGCTGAGTCTCTTCGATCCCGGCGAAGACGGCCGGTGTGTCGATGACGTCTTCGACGCGCATAACCTCGACAGAGGTCGGATACCCTGCGAAGTCCCGATCAATCACGAGCCAGTAAGCCCGGTCAAACATAAGGAGATCTGAGAGTGTGCGCTGTATAACGTTGGCGTACGGGTAGATCGGTGACGGTTGTGACAGTAGTTGCCGGGCAGGTACGGGCTGACCATCAAAGTATTCGCGCAATGGGAACGCGCTAATAGTGTGCGTGTACGTCTTGAGAGCGTCCACGAACGCGGGGACCTGCATCGCTGTGGGTCGAGTGGATCGGCCCGCCAACTGGTTAGTGAGTAGTGCGTAGAGGCCCGAGGATTCACGTACGTGCGCGGCTGCAGGTTCCTGTGCTGTCGCCATCGTCCGGGAAATAGACTCTTGACCGCGCACGAGTGAAAGGGCTCGGGGGAACACCATGGGGCCAGTGTAGCCCCTTACCACGGTTTAGATGCGTTTGTGTGTGTTTGCGTGGTTTATGCGTGTCGGCGTGTCGGTCTACGTGACCTAATCATCGCCACACTTCGAGGAGCTTTAGCGGCTTGAGACACGGCGAACATTACGGCGCGGGCGGCGTAGACACCGTTGCGGCCCATTGGGGCTGTCAGTACCCAACCGCCTTGCCGTTGACTGATTTTTGAATTAGCAAAATGTTCCTGCAATACTTGACTACCATCGTGTCGTAATTGTTGGCGG